ACGCCAAGCACTTTGCACCGCATGACATTAAGGTGCGTGAGTTGGGTACTGGTAAGTCCCGAATAGAGACCGCAAGGAGCTTGGGGCTGAAGTTTACTACTGTGAAGAAGCTGCCAATCATCGACGGGATCGAGGCAGTGCGTAATCTTTTGCCAAGGTGTTGGTTCTCTAAGAATGACTGCTACGCAGGCATTGAAGCCCTAAAGGGTTACCATAAGGAATTTGATAGTTCTAAGGGGGTTTTCAGGAAAAGCCCCGTACACGACTCAAATTCGCATGGTGCGGATGGCTTTAGGACGTTGGCTGTTGGTTTGAAGCAACCAACAATGGGAAAGAGCAAAAAAGTAAATCATGAGTACCAAGTTACAAACATCAATTGGTGAGTACCACAGGTTGTCCCTGTTGGATGAAGCAGTGGTTCTTTACCACTCTATGGGTGAGGATTTCATTCAACTACTAGATTATTACATTAATAGTGATTCATTGTCTGGTAAATATTTTTTTGGAGGACCAGATTATCTTTTTCTCGTTGAAGTGAGGGCTGATGAAGAAGGCTCATATTGGCACATCGCCTATGCTTCCCACAGAGAAAAAGAACGAACCTTACTTCAGTTCTTTGATCTTGCACCATTTCCCCTTGACAGGGTACACTTTTGCCGTTATCAAAAGATGCATACGGATGATCCGTATAAATTTTACAGCTGGAAAACATTTAAACGAATCATTTCTTATGGGATCTAAACCAAAAAAGCCACCTCCACCACCACCACCTCCTGCGCCTCCCCCTCCTCCGACGCCAACAGCTCGGCAGCCAGTTAAGGTAGCGCAAGCGGTATCGAAGAAGCTTACTTTTGGTTCTCAGTTTAGTTCTGGCACAGCGGTCAAACGCAAGCCAGTAGCTACAAAGAAAACACAGGGTCGCTCCTCTTTAGGTGGCGGAACTGGTTTGTATGGTTAATCTTCTGCAAAGATACGAGGAACTAAAGCTGTTAAGGTCTAACCTTGACAGCATGTTTCTTGATGCCCAGATGTATGTCCGACCAAACACACAAAAGTTTGATCACGGGCAGACACCCTTTCAAGATGATGGATCTAGGGAGCTTTATGATGATACAGCAGTCTGGTGTAACCAGATGTTTGCTAATGGTCTTAGTTCGAACCTTATTCCTAAATCTGATCGTTGGTTCTATTTGCGAATAGCGAACACACCGTCTGGGGAGCTAAACCCAGAAGAAAAGAAATACATGCAGGATGTCGCTGACCGAATCCTACATGAATTTGCACTACCCAAGTCCCAGTTCTATAACTCTAGTCATGAGTGTTTCCTAGATATTGGTGCTTATGGTACATCTCCTGTCCAGATCTCAGAAGTTGATGGAGTAGTGAACTTTCGCTCTCGTCCTCTTGCTGATGTATTTTTTGACACAGATCAGCACGGATCAGTAGATACTGTTTACTATCGCTGCTACAAGACTGCGCGTCAGATGATGCAAGCATTCCCACAGGTTGCGGATATGGATGGTTTTAATAAAGATAACTCCGTACATAATAAGTACGAACTTATCTACACAATTGAGCCAAACACAGATCCAGCCGCAAAGAAGGGTAGCCGAGTCGGTAAGGGTCGTCCATATAAGGTTACTTATTGGTGTCCTACACTAAAAGAACCAATTCAAGAGAGTGGTTCTAGTTATTTTACATTCCTCGTACCTCGTTGGTCTAAGTTGGCTGATGAAGTTTATGGTCGTGGTCCTGCTTTTGCTTGTCTCTCTCAGATTCGATCTTTGAATAAGATGGTCAAGGAGGCGTTGATTTCCGCAGAATACTTGAACTTCCCTACGCTTACAGCAGAAGAAGACAGTATTATGCTGCCAATGAAGTACGGTTCTCGCCAGATCATGTTTCATGAAGCTGGTAGTGAGAAACCAAGTCCAATCATGGCTGGCAACCAACCTCAGTATGTGATGGAGATGATCCGCATGTACCGTGATTCTGTTAACCGCTCATTCTTTGTTGATCAGATCATTCGACAAGAAAAGAAGGAGCGTCAGAGTGTCACCGAGATTCAAGACACCCGTGGACAGATGCTAAACCAGCTTGCGCCGCTTCTAGGTCGTATGGAGACCGAGTACCTCGGACCAGCCATCGAAGCGACATTTGCCCTATTAGAACGCCAAGGACAGCTACCTGAGCGACCAGAGTCATTGAATGGTGCTTTACTTGAGATCAGTTACTCTAGCCCAGCAGCACAATCACAATATGCAACACGTCTTTCTGATATCAGTGCTTTTATGCAGGATATAGCTCCTCTTGCCCAAGTTAAGCCAGAAATCATGGGTGCTATTGATGAGCAAAAACTTTTAGCCAATTATGCTAAATACCGTAACCTTGATCCAGATGTGGTCAAATCAGCAGAAGTAGTTAACGAACAAAACGCCGCAGCCGCAGAGCAGCAGCAACAAATGCAACAAATGCAAGCAGCACCACAAATCACAGGTGCGCTGAAGGATGTCGCGCAAGCGAAGCAAATAGATCCAGAAGGTATTGGTCAGTTGCTGAACATTTAAAATGTCATTACTAAATTCCCTTGATAAGCTGCGCAAGAAAGCGCAGCTTAAAGAAGACCTCATCAACATTTTAGAAACTCCGCACGGGCAGCGGTTTTTTAAGGTGTTGCTACGTGAGTGTCATGTAACTAAACCAGTGTTTCACACAGAGGAGTCAAAACTCCGTGAGTGTGAGGGGCGTAGACGTTTGGCTATGAGCTTCTTAACTTTGCTGGGTCAGGATGATCCGCAAGAGCTTATTAATCGGCTCGAAATGGAAAACAAATAGAAATCAATATGAGTGAAGAAATTAATGAACCAGCACCTGTTGCTGGAGAAGCACCAAGCGGTTTAGGTCTAGCACCCGAACCAGTAGCACCCGAACCAGTAGCACAAAAAACAACAGACTCGGCTCCTGTTTCCGATGAAAGCACATACTCGGAGTTTTATGACTCTCTTCCCGATGAGCTTAAGCAGCACGATTCGTTGCGGAATACAAAGTCGCTGCACTCCCTAGCAGACCAACTAGTAAACGCGCAAAGTGCTTTGGGTACTAAACGGTTGCAAGCTCCACAAGAAGATTGGGGAGATGATGAATGGTCTGGTTTTTATGACCAGATTCGACCAAAGGACTCGGAGTACTCAATCCCAGATGAATTAAAGATCGAGGGTTTTGAGGCAGTACCTGACCTCCCAGAAGAAGCAACCCAAGAACTTGTTGATTTTGCAGGTGACATGGGTCTAAACCAGCAACAGTTTGATAAGCTCTATTCTCGCTACATGAAAATGGGTTTAGAGGGGCAAGCTGAGATGGACACAAGCGCACAGAATAAAATCAATGAATTACGTACAGATGTGCAAGTTGATTGGGGCGACAAGTATGAGACTAATCTCAAACAGGCAAACCAAGCATATGAGGCACTGACATCCGAAATTCCAGAATTGAAGGAATTGGTTGAGTCAGATCCAGTTATGGCAAACCACCCAGCAGTGCTTAAGTTGTTTCACCGTATTTCAGAAGTAGCTGGAGACACACTGCCGCTGGCAAACAACAACCCAGCTAGTGGTTTTACAAATCAAAACGTTCATGGAGTTAAGACTGCTATTCAGGAGTTGGACACAGACAATGCATCGTTGATCATGTCAAACCCATCTGAGTTGAGCATGGCGGATAGGACTAAACGACAGCAGGTTCTAGAAAAACGAGCCAACTTGTACTCGACATTGTATCCGTCGTAACTTTTTACTTGACATTGAGTAAAACAGGGGTTATTCCAGTAGTATTGGGATAGCCCCTTTTTGGGGTCCGAATGCAGCTTTGGAAAGCCGTTGGTTTCGTAAAACTAGAAGAGTCCGAAAGGGTAGCTCATCGAAAAGCAAACTTCTAATTAAACTTAACCCAACTTATTACTATATATTATGGCATACGTACCACCTGCATACCAAGCTGATACTGGAACACCTCCAGGCGGCATCACAATCAACACAGCTTACGTTGAATCGTTCAAAGCTGGTTTCGAACAAGCGTTCCAACAAACTACATCTAAACTCCAGCCTTACTTTGAGCAGGAGTCCCAAAACGAAGAGTTCCAATACTTTGACCGTATTGGTGCAGCCGAGCCTATGGCTGAGGATGCTACTCGTTATGGTGACAATCCTAACTCCGACATCGTACATGATCGTCGCCGTATTGGTCTTCGTGACTACGAATTAGGTAAGTATATCGACGAGAAGGATCTCAAGCGTGTACTCACTGACCCAATGAATGCTTACACTCAAGCTTTGCTTTCCTCTGGTAAGCGTAAGATTGACGACATCATCATTGATAAGTTCTTCGGACCTGCCTTCACAGGCAAGAGTGGGGCAACTCAAATCGACTTCGTAAAATCTGCTAGTGATATCAACAACAGCCTTATCTCGGTTGGTGCTGTTTCTGCCGGTAGTATCACAACTAACGGCAAGTATGCGGTTGTTGCTGGTGACAAAGAAGGTTTCAGTATTGGTGAAGAGTATGTGGCTGCTGGTGCAAGTGCATCCTCTGGTCTTACTCTTGATAAGCTTCGTGCGGCTCGCCACACAATGCTTCGTCTTGAGGCAATTACCCAAGATGACACCATCAACTGTTTCCTATCTGCGAAACAACTCGATGACCTGCTCCGTATCGATGAAGTGATCAACTCTGACTACTCGGTTCGTAAGAACCTTGCAGAAGGTAATGTCACAACATTCATGGGCTTCCGCTTCATTCAAACTGAGCGTCTTACCGCTGATGCTGATGGCGCACGTCGTGTTATCATCTCAACTCCTCGCTCGCTTAAGATGTCCACAGGCACTGCCCTTAAGGGTGATGTGTGGCGCGTCCCAGCTAAGAAAAACATTCCTTACCTGTACTTCAAGCTTTGTGCTGAAGCATCTCGTATGTGGGGTGAAGTTTCTGGCGAAATCCGTTGCGCTGAGTAATTCTGTTTGTAGCCCCTCCTGTAAATTCGGGGGGGGCTACTCCTTTTTTTATGGCTATTGAAACAAACAAGCTGGAAATACTAAACTCTGCCCTTCGAATGGCAGGTAGCTACCACATCAATTCAAATGATGAGGAGAGCACTACTTACGAGGTAGTTTCTCGTGCATATTCGCAAGCAATTACTGAATTGTTTGGCGATAATATATTTAATTACAACACAAAACGAATAACACTCACTGGTGTTACATCTACAGTATTTAAGAACTTTACTTACGAGTATACGCTTCCTGTAGATTTTAATTTATTCCTCATTCTTGAGGACAACGAAGATTACCTACTGTCTGACTATAGGTTTGCAAATGGCAATCTCTACTGCGCAACAGCACAAGTTGCATTAACATATGCATACCTTCCAGATCTTGAAACATCTGCCGCAGGTCTTCCTCCATTCATTACTCGACTACTTACCCTACACATGGCTCAGAACATGGTCATTGAGTTGTCTGGTTCAGAAAATCGTCATGAGATATTGTTCAAACAATATACACTAGCTTTGCGTCGAGCACGAATGTTACAGGGAAGACAAGGACCAGCGCAGACATACATCAATGATAACAATTCATCATTTATAGGCGCACACCAAAACTATGGCAAGGTATAGCAATGTTCAAACTGATTTCTCTGGTGGGCTGATAAGCGACTACATTCTTGGTCGGCTTGATATTAAGCGTGTAGCTAATTCGGCTAGAACGTTTAAGAACTTCTTTCCTAGTCTTCAAGGTCCTGCTGTTTTTCGAACAGGATTTAAGTACAGCAACGAACTTACTTCTGTTGATGAAAAGAGTGTATCTGTTGACCTAGTTGTAGCCACAGATAAAGCCTATAGGGTTGTATTTGGAAACCAAACAGTCTCTGTTTATAACAGCGGTGGAGAGTTATTGGATACACTGGCGTCACCGTACTCAAATGCAGAGCTAGATGACCTTCGCTTTAGTTCAGAAACAGATGCCCTGTATATCACACATGGTAGCTACTACCCAAAGAAGCTAAGCGCAGATATTGTTTTTGTATCTACAACTCTGCAAGCTGATGACGGTGGAGTTATTGACACTCTTATAAGTAGTGATCTTTTAACACTCAACGCAAACATTGAGATTCAGGGGGACACCAATTGGACTCTTGAGGACATGGACATCAAGGTTGAGCCATTTCTAGAAACAGATCAATCAAATACAAAGTATTCAATCTCACAAAGCGAGCGATACGTTAAGATTACCACCACAGGAACTGACTTTGCTCCTATCGTTACTGCTGGATCACCTGCTTGGTTAGACTACTACGTTGAGTATAACATTGGTGATGAGCAGTTTCTAGGAAAAGTTGTTGATGCGGCTACTAGCACAAACTATACTCTAGCAAATCCAACAAGCCAAGTAGTATTTGTTTCTCCCGTAGATACGGTGCTGGACATTGAAGATGCGGGTGCTCAATTGTTTCTTTTAGATAACCATGAAACAGCAGGAACCACAGAGTCTATAGCTATCCTAAAGCAAGAAGGTGTAAAAGAAAATGAAATTGAACTACGCTCGGACACCACAATTTTTAATAGTGGACAAGTTGGTGCTTGGGTTCGTGTAGCAGATGATCGTAGATCCGATGAAGTTGCCGTAGGTAACAACAGAACAAATATTCGTTGGGTTCAGATTTCAGAGCACGTAGGAACCGAGGATCACCCAGTCGAATTTTTCAGGGGAACTACTGCTTTTAATAACAACAGTTATCAAGCTGGCTCTATATATAAAACTCTTTCAACACAGCCGCAATATTATTCCAAAGGACCAGATGTTAATGGGGATATTAAAATTGTTGTTGGTGTCCAAAATCCAACTGGAAATAGAACAATTCCATTTAACACTACTTTAGTTAATGCTGCTAATAACCACAATGATGTTTCTGATGTAGTTGGTGTTTCCACCAGTGTTGTTGCCAACCTATCAACTGCAAAGCAGTTTGATGTTTGCCAGTGTTTTAATACAAACAAGGTAGAACAAGGAACTAACCTTATACTTCCTGCAATTTCAAGTCAGCTCTCAATTGAGCCAATTGCAAATGATGTAACTGTCTCTACTGACAAAGTAGCTTTCGCTGCCGAAGATGTCGGTAGGAATATTAATGGTAAGCTACCTTCTGGAAATGTATATTTAAAAATTGTTCGCTTTCTTGACCAGTCACGAGTTGTTGCAGAATTAAAAAACCCAGTTCCCCGCGATAAACGAACACTTGGTTTTGAAAACGAAGGAAGATTTGAGTCAATTAAGTTAGGTGCTTGGTTTGTTGGCAACTACCCCAGAACAACTAGTAAGTATGAGCAACGCCGAATTTTCGGCGGTACGTACGCTGCTGGAAATGTTATTTACTTTAGTCGCTCTGATGATGACCAAAGCTTCCAACCAACACAGGATGATGGCACAGTATTAGATACGGACGCTATTACGTACAACCTATCTAACACTACGGCGGCTATTCGTTGGCTTAGCTCTGGACGAGACTTAGTTATTGGTACAAGTGGTGGAATCTACCGAGTTGTACCAAACCAATACCAATCTAGTATTAGCCCTAAAACAATCCGAATTGAGCTTACAGAGGAAGAACCATGTGAAGATCAAGCTGAGATTGTTGGCAGCTCTGTGTTCTACCCAGACCAATCAGGCACTCGGTTGATGGAGTACAAATTTGATTTAAATATCCAGAACTCATCCTCCAATGATGTATCTAAGTTAATTTACCCAACTTTCTTAACTGATCCGATTGTACGAGTAGCTTACCAGCACACACCCCAACCAAGAATCTGGGTTCTAACTACTTCGGGTAAGTTATTTTGTTTGTCATACCACAGACAGGAAGAGTTCTATGCATGGTCTCAGCAGGAGACAAATGGTGTGGTAAAAGATATGACTGTTCTCCATAAGAGTTCAAACACTAACTTAGATCAACTATGGATTGTTATTGAGCGTAATGGTCGTTTATTTACTGAATCTCTTTCAGAGACAGATCCAGTTCAGTTGACGGAGTATACCATGCTGGACAGCCACATTAAGATTGATGGTCTATCGTTCCTTCGCTCTAGGTTCAACAGACCAGATCCTCAATTTACTTATTTTAGACCTGATGGATTCTCTTTGTATTACACATTCCTTGACCAGCAGGTTATCTCTGTAAGTCCTAGATTCATTGAAGGTGATGTAGTTGCTGTTGTACAGGATGGTGTATATGTGGGCGAGCAGACAGTTGACGCTGATGGTAATATTACAATCAATGCTGCGTCAACAACTAAGAAACTTGTTGTTGGATTGCGTTACATTGGTGAGCTTAAAATGATGTTCCCGACATGGGATGGATCTAACAAACCAGCTTACGGCTCTGACAATGCACGAATTATATCTATTAAACCATTCTTGATTAACTCATTTAGTTACTCTGTTGGGGTTAAGGAAACATTTGGGTTAAACCGAGTAGCTACTGCCTACAACGTAGGAGATGGATTTACAGGATTTGATCGGGAACAAGTGGTTGCTGGGTCGCACTATGGTGTAGACAATGTACCAACAATTAAACATACCGAACCTTATCCCTTGACACTTGCGTCTTTAACAACTAAAACAGATCTTAATTAAATGGCTTCAGTAGCAGTAATGTACGCAATATCAGCAGTAGCAACAGCCGCGTCAGGTGTTGTGTCTTATGTTGGTGCGCAAAGAAATGCAAAAGCTCAAGAGTATGCTGCTGACGCAGCAGAAGCACAGGGTAATTACAACGCCACTATTGCATCTAACAATGCGCAGGGGCGGGTAAATGACCTTGCGTTTCAAGAATCCCAGTTGGCTCTCGGTAAGAATATCGAGATGCAAAAAGCAGAGCGTGAGCGGGTACTTATTAATCAGAAGATTAATACAGACCTAGCTAAAACAAAGAACATGTTTGCTACCCAAGGTGGTACGTTTGAGGATGTATTTAAATCAGAAGAAACTTTAGCTTATGATAAACTAGCTTCCTTTGATTTTGATGCAGGACAAGCAAACTACGGCTACTCTAAGCAAGCAGGTGAAGTAGTTCGCCAATCTGGACAAGCATATGCACTAGGTCAAGCAGATCGTGCTATGACACTATCCGCAGCAGCAAACCAAGCAACTCAATTTAGAAACCAAGCTTCTGCTACACGAACTGCTGCTGCTGGGAACTTACTGGGTTCTATGGCATCAGCAGGTTCATATGGAGCACAGGCAAAAGCAGCATCGTAACCCCCGCAAACAATGGCAATTCAATTATCAGCGAACACCCAACAACAGCAAAAAGCTCCTTTTGCTGCATTCGATAGTACATCCCGTTACAGAAGCGGTCTTTCTGAGGTAGCTGAAGGCTTGTCTAAAGTGGGGCAACTTGCAGGACAAGTAGGTGGAATTATTGCAAAGAAAGACCAACAAGCTCAAGAGCTTCTTGGTCAGGAAGCAGGGAACATGTATACTGATAAGTTGGATGAGTGGCAGGTTGCCCGTAAAGCAGCACTAGATTCTGGAACCGTTGAAGCTATTGAAGCATCAGATAAAGCCTTTCTTAGCTTAAATCCAAGTAACACAGATTGGAATAAACACTTAAACCAGAATGCAGGGGGTAAACTCAACCCCAAGTCTCTTGGGGCATTGAGTGCTGGTTTTCAGACTAATTGGGATAAGTTGGATAACCGAAGGCAAGTTGACCAGAATCAAGCTATTATTGTTAGGCAGACTACAGAAGACCTAGATAAAACTAATGCGTCTGTTGTAAATATGATGCTAGAATCACCAAATGGACAAAGTGCTACAGAGTTTCAAGCTTTTGGTGAAAAAAACGCATATGCTAACATTAAAGCTTATCACGATGGTCTTAGTAATTCAGAATCAAAAGCTAGTTACTTAGCTGCTAAAAGAGCACCACTTTTGATGGGTGCAAAACATCAGCTAAGCACAGCAGCTTCACCAGAAGAGTTGCAGTCTCGGTATGATCAAATTTCAGAATTTGTTCGGGGAAATCCAGACTATAACTTTAATCCAAAAGAAATAGAGGGGCTAGCTGGTGAGTTTGATAAACAATTAAAAGTTGTTTCAGATCCAGCAGTTCAAGATAAATTAGCAGAAGGGTATGCTAAAGATTTTTTTGATTTAGTTATTGGTGTGGGCGCGAACGGAGATGGTCACTTATCAGCAGTAAAGGGGTTACAAGCATCTAGTAATGTAGACAAGTCTAGGTTAACTCTCGAAAATCAAAAAAAGTTTGATTCTAAGAGGAATCTGTTATTTGCTTATATTCAGGGAGATGATGGAGAACCATCTATTGTTCAGAATATTGCAGCACAAATTATTAAATCAACAGAAGAAAATAGATTATCTGATGAAACTATACTTGAACGACTGGGTGAAAACTCTGAGTTAGAGTTTCAATCTTCCGAAAGGAAAAACCTTTCTGCTGGAATTAAAAACGCTGTTAATGAAGTAGAAGCTAAATTAGCACTTGGTGATTCTACTGCGTGGGCTAGATTATTTCCAGAGTATAAAAAGTTGCTTGAATCCGAAACACCTGAAGATCTCGCAAAAGCAAAATATTACTATGATACTACAATTAGGGAACAAGTAACGGGTGCTGGTATGGATGCTGGTTTAGCTGGTATTGGAGTTGGTAATAACATTGTTTGGCAAGAATTTTCAATACTCACACCAACTATTGATATGGATGCTGCTCCAGAGGAGATTACAAATTCTCTTGTGAACAGTGTTACAAAGAATTTTAAAATAGGCGCACTATCAACAGTAGCTGAAGCTTCTATGAGAAAGTTTAATAGTGCTGGATCATCAAATGATAGTTTAACTGCTTTGAGCACAGCTATGGTAGCAAAGCGTGTTAGTGGTGGAGAAGACTTGCAAGCTGCTGCAAGCGATGTTGTTAATTTACTTACATCGTATGACAACCTTACAGAAGATCAAAAAGCTGATGTAGACTTACGATATACGGCTACTATGGTAAACTTAGATGACCCAGAAGCATCTTCACAAAATATTTTAGAACTACCACAATTAATAAACTTTGCTATTGAAGGTGCTACTGGCTCACAAGTTGCCGAATCACTACAGTTGATTCTTAGGGGGGTTTTAACTAGTTCAAAGGGGGGAAAATCATCGGGACAACAACTACTTATTGCAAAACAAGTAGAAGCCAAAAATATTATACCTGTTTTTGGTGTAACTCGAAGAACGGCAGATGGTTCGGCTGTGCAAGTAAGTGCTCCAGTTTGGAATATGTTTGTTGATCCAAATGAAGAATCAAGTCGGTTTGGAGTGTTGTCAAAACTTGAATCTGCATTTGATTTAGCAATGGGTAATCAGCCACAGATAAAAGCTAAGACCGCTGTAAAAGGACTTCAAAACGCTGTGCTTATTTCTCTTGCAAGAAGTGGCAATTTCAATAAAGCTGCCGTATCTAAAGCTTTTGCAGATTATAACATCGCACCTTTTAAAAATGTTTTTGACAGCCAAGCTGATAAAGCTGCGAGAGGGGAAGACATCAAAATAAAGCCAGCTTACGGTTCTGCTCGATCTTATTCTGATGGTGCTGATAGCTCTGGAGTATCTATGGGTATTTCACCTGAAGAATATGCAATTGCTTTAGCAAGAGGATTAAGTACAAATGAGTATAACCCAGATAAGGGTTTCTTAAATTCAGGTTTATGGTCGGGAGATGGGCAATCAATTAGTCGTATTAAAATGACTAGTAGAAAAACAGTAGACCCAGTAACAAACCAATTGGTAGAAGTAGCTGGATATACTGTTGAACTATTTAATCCAACACAAGGCAAATATGAGCCTTGGGGAGATGAAAATGGTATCCCTGTATTTGTTAAAGAATCTGTTGTAATGGACCACCTTTCTGAATATACTCAAGGTCCAGCTGCTTTTGAGCTTTACCCAGCTCTTGCTCTTAGTAGTTCTTCAGCCCAAACTAAGATGATGGCAGATATTATATTCGAAGCAGACTCTGATGCTGCAATTAAGTCTGTTTCTAATTTTGGAAGTGGTGGAGGGGGTGGACCGATGCTTCAATCATTGCAACCTTAAATTTGAAAAACAAAAATAAATAAATGAATCTTTCCCCTAAAGACCCAAACACTCTTATTAGAGCAAGATCCTTTGAAGAAATTTCTGGTGGTGAGTATAGCTCCACTGATTACGGATTAGGTAAGGGTATGTTAGCAACATCCCTAGCAACTATGGATCGTAATTTTATTACCCTAATTGCTGATTCTGCTAAAAAACGATATGAAACCAGCCAGATGGAGGATGGAAAATATCTACCTGTTACACCAAAACAGTATGAAGAATCTCCTGCTGCAACTCTCGGTCTTGAATTTAGGGCTAATGAAAGCCCAATTACATTTGAACGACGGGTTCAAAAAAAAGCAAGACTTGATTATTACAATGAAATAACACAAGGACAAAACAGAGCCGTTACTAACATAATTACTGGTGTTGCTACTGGCATGGTTACTGACCCCACTAATTGGCTTGGTTTTGGTGTTGGTGCTGGTGTAAAAAAAGGAGCTATGTACGCAGCAGCAGGTAAAGGTGCGGCTGCGTCTTATCACACAGCTAAAGGCACGTTTAAAAATATCCTAGGGTATAGTGCTGCAACAGAAGTCCCATATGCAATGATGCAAATAGATCAGGGGATTGAAGACTATACTTGGGATCAGGTAACAACTACTGTGGGGATGACTGGTATATTTGCTGGAACAATTGCAGCAGGAAGTGCTGTTAGGGCTAATAAAACAGCATCGGTAGTTAGAAAAGCAGAAAAAGACTATGCTACATTTAGCAATATAATGGATGGGACTGAAAGCCCAATAGAATCTGGATTTAATCATGCATACGAAAACGGAAGAAAAGCTCTAAAGAAGTTTATTAACTCAAGCACACGGTTAACAGATATTGCAGAAGGGCGTGTACCCAGTAAAGATATAACAGCAAAAGACTTTATGGATATGTCTTCTGTTACACACATGCATGAGGCACACCTTATGGCGACGGGGTTGAATGCAAAACTTTCGGCATCTTATCTTGCAAAAGCTAAGGAGAATAAAGAAGGCATTGTAGTTACTAACAGAGAGTTTAAACTTGCAAGTAAGAGAATTACAGACGCTGTTTTAAAAGGGAAGACAAACAATCTTACTGAAGCGGATGTTAAGTTCTTAAAAGAAAATAACATTGAAATTAGGGAAGCAGGTGACACTGTTCCTATAATCAGTGCAAAAAATATAATTACAAAAGATGTAGGCGTTGAAAGCACTTCAAAGGTAGCTGCCGAAGAGTTTTTAATTGATGCATCTTCTCGTGCAAGAGAACTAGAAGAGCAACTAAAGCTTGAACTATTTAATGGCGGTGACCCAGTTAAAATTGCCCAACTTAAAAAAGAAATTGAAGTCGCAGCTAAAGTAGTTGAAGATATTTACGGTGAACGGTATTCTCAAGTTATTGATGAAGCAAATAAAATAGTAAATGATGTTTTGTTTGGTGATGATTCTAAAGGAGCGGTTCCAGTATCTATTGCAAAACAACAAGATAAGCATCCAAGTCTTGCTTTGGGTTGGGTTCAACCAAACGACAGAATGAACTACATAGCTCAGCCTCATATTATATTTGATGACGCACGTATTTCTAGTGAAAGAATTAATAGTAAACTTCCCGTAAGTGAAACAGTGTTTACAAAAGTATTGTCAACACTGTTCCATGAGGCTTGGCATTCTGTATCTCAATCTGATAGAAAGACGTATTTAAAACTATTGAGTGCTGCTGACCAAGACTCTGTTAAAAAAGCAATGGAAAAAACACTAGATGATAGGGGTTACAAAAACATAGTTTATAAGGGTGATGTAGTTAACTTTTTTAATCTTGAAGCTCCCAGCCATCTTCTTGAGTTTGCGCTCACACAAGAAGCCTTTTGGAGTGCAATTAAGAATAATGACCCAGTACTTTACAATAAATACCAGAAAATTGTTGAAAGATTAATTTCACATGGGGCTAAAATTTTAAAAGCAGATGGGTATGAGAACCTATTTACTGGAATAAAGGATCCAAGTAACGTAGCTGCTGAAGTAGCTACAATACTTAACAAACTTCGTAACGAAACTAAAGAGGTAAATAAGCTTATAAAGTTGTCTGAAGAAGAACCAAGTGTTCCATTTAACTCAGTTAATCAAGGACAACCCCTTCAAAAAGCTGCTTACGAGAATCCAAACTTGAAGTCTCGTGCTGCGGAGCAGGACAAGTACATGGCAGACCCTGCTAAGTACCTAGAAGACACTATCAACAACTTGCTGGGTGATGACTCCATTCTTCCCTTGCTTGGTCGAGAAAACCTTGCTGGGTTGACTAGGGATGAAATAAACATCTACATTGCAAATACTCGCAAAAAGCTAGATGACATGGGATACAACTACCTATCTGGATACGTAGAGACTATTACTCAAAATCTTTTGGGAATGGAGAAACGACGTACAAAGGTAGTTAAGATTCTTAAGTCGGCATCAGAGCAAGAAGATATTGTAGCTCGACTAGCTGACTTGAAGAAAGCTGGAGCACCACTAGAGCTGACTCAGCGGATTGGATTTATCCTCCTAGACGAGACACTGGGTAAGGGGGAAAAGATGGGGCGTGTAAATAAGTATATGCACGAAGAAAACCTAGCTATGATCCTTAGATTTGTGCATGATGGAGCTATTTCTGATAAACTGAATTTAATTGTTAAGAGTAAGAAAACTCCAGCGCAAAAACTAGCTCAGTTAAAAACAGTGCTAGACGGTAGTTTGCGTAAGGATGTTGATCGGGATACATCTATCCAAAGAAAGATCGACGCACAGACTATTAAGGATCAGTCTCCTATAATTGAGTTTCTAGTAAACAACGATTTGTTAGAAGTATTTCTTGGAGAAGATCCAAGTAGTTATATGTCATCCTACCGAGATGCTGCTTTAAAGAATCCAAAGATTGCTGAAATTTATGGGCGGAATCTAAAAGAAGCGTCTTTGCAGATGCACCTTGATTTAATGGAAGCAATCTCCACAGGAGAGATTCCAAAAAGGCTTGAAGGTCTTGAGTACTTTGAAAAGTTGGTGGACATCATCAAAACAGTTAATCGTGGTCAGATGGCTGAGATTAACCACTTGGGTGTTAACATTCGGGATAGCAAAAACTTTAGTGGATACAGTATGAAGTATGACCGCAATGTCATAGCTGCTATGTCTGAAGCAGAGTTTGTATCTTACATGTTAAAGGTACTTGACGTAGATTCAACAACTCGCTTGCACGGCGGTGTTATGCAGGGAAAATCTGGTGGGAAAAAAGCAAAAGATATTAAAGCTACGCCAGAGCCTTTTGTTAAGTTTGAAATTAATCAATTTCTTGCACGTATGTACAATGAAATTAAATCTGGTAAATTTGAAGATCTTGGTGATGGTGAAACATCGGCAGTTGGTTCAATGCGTAAGACAGCAAAGCTTGCTTACAAGGAGCAGTTTAAAACAGAAGCATTAATCAAACTAGGTAACTATGATAACCTTGGGCGTTTGCTATTAGGACAAATCCGTGGGCGATCTGAAAGAATTGCTTTGGTTAAAAATCTAGGTCATGACCCATACAATATGATTATAGGTGCTGCCAGAGAATCTGGGTTGGTTAATCAAAAAGGATTTAATATTTTAGATGCTACAGCAAAGCAGGTTACTGGTATGCTGGATAATCCTGTGGATGTTAATATTGCAAACACAGCTCAAAACCTACGAAAAGGTTCTAATGTATTGTTCTTGGGTGGTTCTGGTATATCTACGTTAAGTGATATACCAATGATACTTTCAACACTTCAGTATATTAACGGAGACGTAAACTACAGAAACTTTATTGCAGCATACAAGGAAGCTATTGCTACACAGTTTGCTGGTAAAAACAAAGACATGGCTGCGTGGTATCGCTCTCAAGGAGCTGGCTTTGATTTGATTACACGTCAAATGGCTCAACGCACTGTTTCTGGTGAGTCTGTTACTGGAGGTTGGTTGGGTAAGGCTAATGACATTATGTTTGAACTTAATGGTTTAAACAGAGCAACAGCCGCACACCAGCAACTTTTCATTGACTTAATTACAAATAGCATGGGCGAACAGTTTCGTGCTAAGAAGCTTACTGAAACATTAAAAGCAAGAATGATGGAGTTTGGGTTTACTGAAAAAGAGCTAAAGGCTTTAAGTAAGTACGTTGTAAAAACAGCCGATGGAAAATATCGTCTGGGTTCATCCAATATTCCCAATGCAAAACTTCAGCAAAAGGTCAGTGGATTCCTAGTTTCTTATATGAAAGAAGGAGTTTTGGAACCAGATGCTGGAGCACAGGCTATTTCTAGACTTGGATTACAAGCTGGTGAAATTGACGGTGAAGTAGCTCGTACTGCCCTACAGTACACTAGTTTCCCTCTTGGGATGTCTCGTGTTGTATATCGTAGGTTTATGCACGGTTACAAGGGTGAGCAAGCCCACAATGCATTTAAGATGGCTCACCTAGCAACTTACATTGGAACAGCCCTAGCTTTTGGATATATGGCGACTGTACTTAAGGATCTGTCAAAAGGTAAGGAACCGATTGATCCACTAGATATGACAACCTTTGAGCTTTCTCGCATTATTCGTCAGTCTGGTATTCCGGGGATTGCTGAAATGGGGATGAATGTTGCTCAGTTTGGTCCTGCATCAGTGCTGTCCCCAGTAGGTGGAACCGTGGTTGATGTTGCAAAGGGTGACTTTAAGAAGGCAGCCAAGCCTCTTACTGGGGAACAATACCCAGTAGTCGGTCCTGTAATGACCAAGGCAATTGCTTTTGTTATGGGGGAAACCACTCAAAATATACAAACAGACCTTTCTGGTCGTGCTGAGGCTGCTGCAAATGAAAAGAGGTAGCAAATCCTTGACAATGAATGACCTAAACTATAAATATACACTATAATTACTACTTAATAATATGCCCAATCTTACCGTATCTTCCGATCTCGATGCTCTTCTTGCAAAGCAAACACTTGCAGAGGCTAAAACGTATCTAGGAGTTACGGCAAATGAGACAGCTATTACTACCGAAACAACTCGTGCGACTGCTGCTGAGGGAGTAAATGCAACAGACATTGCTACGAATGCAGCTAACATTGCTACAAATGTAGTAGATATTGCTACAAATGTAGTAGATATTGCTACAAACACAGCTAAAGTTGGAATTACATCTGCACAAGCAAGTGACATTACAGCTAACAATGCCAAGGTTGGTATTACACCAACACAAGCAAGTGACATTGTAACTAATACAGCTAAGGTTGGAATTACTCCAGCACAGGCAAGTGACATCACAACTAACACAGCTAAGGTTGGAATCACACCAACACAAGCATCTGATATTACAGCGAACAATGCTAAGGTTGGAATCACACCAACACAAGCAAGTGACATTACAGCTAACAATGCCAAGGTTGGTATTACACCAACACAAGCATCTGATATTACAGCAAACAATGCCAAGGTTGGAATCACACCAACTCAGGCAAGCGACATTACAACCAATAATGCCAAGGTTGGTATTACACCAGCTCAAGCAGCGGACATTGTAACTAACAATGCCAAGGTTGGAGTCACCACAGCTAACTACACCCTTGAACCTAAAAGATCCACGGCAGTGACATTTGCTGATCTCGGATTTGTGGCAGAGATGTCAGAAAACGCTGGCAATAATGGCTTCAACGGATTTGCATTTGATGCTTCTACTTCTGCCCTTAATAGTCAAATTGGGGCGTGTAATATCGGAGTTTGGGGAGCAACCCCCCCTGAAGATGCTGGGGAGCAGATAGCGGATCATGCTTATTATTGGGTTCCTAATACTGGGGGCGGAGCAACTGATTTAAGATATTATGACCGTGTGATTTATAATTTTACGCCATTCCTAGAGTCTTTTTCGTTTCTTCCTGCGTCTCAGTCATTTGCCATAAGGAATGGCGCAACATTTCTGTCACAACAACAGCGTGGTGACTATGTTATCGCTCAGGGATCTACGAATTTTACTAAGGTTGCAGAGTTATCGCTTACAGCAGGAGTCACTTACGAGCTGGATTTTGATATACTAACTTTTTATGCGCAGGGTGGTCCAGCCTTTAATCCTGAATTTGTGTTGGCTGATCCATCCGCTGGCATGGCTTTGGAAATATCAATCCAAGCGACCAACGACACTACAATGATTGATAATAATGTTACTGGTCAGTATTCAAGGTCTGGGTGGACAACAAGGTCGTGGGATGTTGATGCTGCCACCAACTGGAACGCAACATATACACAATTTAACACAATTGGTTCAGAGTTGAGCGCCAATAATGGCGCTGCTTATTCGACTCGATACAACGTAAAGGCTACACTTACCTGCACAGCCACGACAACCTGTGACCTTAGATATTACAATTCATCTGGAGGAACTGGCTCACTCATTGACCTACTAAGTTTCCGCATGAGAACCGTTTAACAATTGATTAAGGAATTAATTTGAATGCACGATATTATTTACAAATCTACCATAGGGACAGGGGGCTTCATCGCTACCATTGAACTAGGTCACATTAACGAACTTCTAGGGCTAGTCGTAGGTCTTGCTACTCTAGTCTATATGACTGCATCCGCAGTCAAGGTAATTAAGGAACTACAAGAAAAATAATTATGGATATACTAAACTGGATCATCACAAACGCTGGCACTCTTATTGGAGTGGCTAGTTCTGTTGTAGCAGCTGCTTCCGCTATTGCTGCACTTACTCCTACACCAAAAGACGACACTTGGGTTGCTAAGATCTATAAGGTTGTTGATTGGCTCGCACTTAATGTTGGTAAGGCTAAAGAATAATGATAAAGCTAGTTGTTAGTTTACTACTTGCTTTTCCTAAGATTGCAAATGTATTATTTACAATTCAAAATTCGTATGTTAAAGAAGTTAAGAATCGTAGGTATAATCGTAACAGCAAGCTTATTGATGAATGGGTGCGTGACGATAAAGAAGAGTCGGGTTCCAGAGTTCCTACAGGAACTGAACAACCACGAATTTAATCAGTATCAGAAACAAACTATAGGAGAAATCCTTGATTACGTAAACACTTTAGAGAATCAATAATTATGCCAGAACCAATGATCAGTCCAGCGTCGCAATTCTTTATCCCAGCGATGAGGGGTGGACGGATAGCTATTGCTGCTGCACAAACAGTAACTAAGAAAGTTACAAAAGGTCTGGCAGCTAGGAAGGCAACAAAAGTAGCTGCTAAAAAAGCAACAGAGGCTAAAGTAAGGTCACAGCAAAGGGCTAAAGCAGAACAAGCAGAGAGGCGAAAATTACTTGAACAAAATAAAAAGAAAGCTGGCACAAGTGATCTAGATAGAGTAAACAAAGACCTAAAAAACGCAGATAATGACCGAAACAAAGAAATTTTAAAAAAAGTAGCTAAGAAAAGTACCATAGTGGGGTCTGCTGTAAATAATGAAAGAAGGAAAATGAAAGCTAATGCGAAATAGGCACTGTAAGCTGAGAAAAGAACTTGACTTGACTGAGGGCGAAAGAGCTGTCAGTGTCTTGAGGAAAGCAATTCGGAATTGCGAAAGGAAGGGAGATTGTAATTGTGGCGAGAAAAAAAGTAAAAGTATCAATGAGGAAGGAGCATAAGAACCCATCTGGGGGTCTTAGTGCCAAGGGTCGCTCGTATTACAACAACAAGACTGGATCGAAGCTCAAGGCTCCAGTTACTGAATCCAATCCCAAAGGAAAACGGGCAGGGCGGAAGAAGTCATTCTGTGCTCGTATGTCTGGTGTAAAAGGTCCAGCAAAAGATTCAAAGGGTCGTCCAACAAGGAAGACTTTAGCGTTGCGCAAATGGAAATGTTAATTTATGTCTACTTTTACACTAACTAATTCAGCAGCAGATATTGATAGCGCACTACAGAAAGTGGTAAGTGCAACTACTACGCCGACTGACCTAAGTCCTCTTATGGTCACTAGCGGTGGTGTAAAGGCTTATGTGGACACGGAGATTGCGAATAATCCAGCGACTGCAACTCTAACTACAGAAGTTGCTGAATTAAGCGAAGATTTTTACAAAGAAACTTTTTCTATATCAGGGACAGTTAGCTCTACTACCACTCTAGTTACATTCACAGCACCTGAGGATGGGTTATATGTTGGGTTATTGGTGGGAACTTATTATTTCTCAACCTCTGGACTCAACTCTATTTTCTTGTATTGGGAAAATCTAAATGAAACTATTGGTGGTGACCCAGCGTCGGTAAGAACAAATGAATCTACTAGTTTTACGAACACACGTTTTGCTTTTACTAGAGAACCCGTACCGATGCTTCAAGGTCAAACAATAAAATTAAAATCCAATTTATTTGGCAACCCGAAGACTGCTACTTACGATTTAACTTTTAAATTATCTAGGTTAGTATAACAATTATGGCAGAATATACTCTAACTAATTCAGCAGCAGTAGTAGATGCATCTATTCAAAAGGTAGCTGGTGCAGATACTACGCCGACTGACATAAGTCCTCTTATGGTCACTAGCGGTGGGGTAAAGGCTTATGTGGATACCGCAATAGCTGGTGTTGACGTAGACACGTCTGCTATTGAAGCTGATGTTGCTGCCTTAAAAACCAAAGTAGCAAGATACTCCCGTACAGCTAATACTTTTTATTCTGGTACTAGTATTATACAGCTTACTGAAGATTCTGATCCAGACAACATAGGTACAGTTCTTACTTCTGGTACATATGATGGTGGAGTGCGGGTGAGTGAAGGAATTTACCTTATAACCTGTATAGGGGAGTTCTATGAAGACGACGGCGACAATAACGATTACTTTCTTGTAAACTTGCGTTCTTCAGGCACTACTCTTTTAAGCCATCGAATTAATGAAACCCAGGGTAAACCTACTGGAGATTATGAGTCTGTTAGTCAGTTATATGTTCTAACAGTACCAGCAGGTAGCACTAGCGATATAAATATTCAATTTCAAAGAGTCAGCACTACATCAGGTTCCTCAAGAAATGTTTATCTTACGTTGGTGAGACTCTAGGTTAACACGCTGGTTCATATAGTCTGGTTATTAGTCCTTGTTTCTTATGGTACTCGAAGCCAGTCATTGCTTGTTGGCTACCGATAAATCCTTTTGATGCATGCCAAGCATCCGTGGCTGATAGGGCAGGGAGGTACTCGACCAAGAGACCGTGGTTCTCTACCCAACCACCATTCTGGTCAGATGTTACAAGGCTCTTTCCGTTACGAGCATTCTTGTGATGTACGTGTCCCATCTTTAGGTGACGCCACTTGGTCTTGCCCCATAACTGAGCAAACTCAGTTGAGATAATACCTTGCCACTTGGTCATGGCTACGGAGTCTCCGTGTGTCCATACCAGTAAGTTGTCTCCCCAGACCATGTGCTTACGAGCTGATCGTTGCATAACAACTTCAACACGGTCACATTGGGAGTAAGCTGCTCTTAATACCTGAGCAAGCCAGACTTCGGAGTGCCAGCTGTGGTTGCCTTCCAGTATAACTACGGTAACCTTTTCAGCTACTTCGGAAGCCATAGCTACAACATCGTAGCAAGCTGTGACTGCTTTTTCGACAACCATATGGTAGCGGCTGTCAACGTCTAGTACGTTACCGCTCATCTCTGTCTTATTGCTCCGAGTGTCTGCGTGTAGCATATCACCACCAAAGGTGACAACGATTTGCTCTGGGTTGTTCATGCGACACAGCAGAGCGTCCGTAGTGTTGTGAATACGTTTCACAGCAATGTCCGAGTCGTAGTTTTGACTGTTAGTTTCTCCTGCCTCGGCATACATACCAATGTGCGCATCGAAGCAGCAGATCTCAGCCAACACATCTTTACGTTGACGTGTTACTTTGGGTGCTGGTGCAATCTTTAGTGTTCCTTCGGCTCGTTCGCACAGTGCATCAACGAAGTCTGTCATAGCTTCTGCATTTGGCAGAAGTCGTTTCCACTCTCGTTGCACCTCACCATCTGGTCCGTACTGGACAGTGGTTTTTGCTACGGATAGATGATCGGGTGTGATTGCTCCACTGAGCCAAGGAGCAAATCCTTTACGCTCAACTCGTTTTAGAGTTGCTCTAATAGTTGATTCTGCAACACCCAAAGATCGTGCAACTTCAGTTTTATTTCTATATTCTAGAAAAGCGTCAAGTGCTTGTTGTTCTTTGTTTGTTAGCATAATTTTAACCTTTGTTGTCAGCTTCTAGTATATCTTTAGTTAGTGCATCAATTTGATCATTCAGAGCTGAGTTCTGTATAACCAATGCTTCACAGGCTAGGGTCATTGTGTGTAACCCCCGTTCTAAAATAGTTTCTGGTCTTTGATTGAATAAAGACCTGTTGGTTGTTGGTACTTTCATATTTTCTCTGATTGTGTTTGTGTGTGTCATTTAATTATTTCAATAAGGTCGTCAAGCACCATGCTGGACAACTCTTTCTTTTCTTCTAGTCTTTTTAAGATAGCGTCATCAACTGTGTTGGGTACAACAAGGTCGATGTATGTGCATTTTTTATCTTGACCGATTCTATGAATACGGTCTTGGCTTTGTAGTCTGGTTTCAAGGCTATAGTTGTTTGAGTAGTATACCATTGTCGATGCACGGTGTAATGTCAAACCCTTTGCAGCAGCGGAAGTAGCTAAGAAAAAGTCTGCTTCTCCTTCTTGAAACTGCCTAACAGATTCGTTTCGTGCAGTGTTAGATACATCTCCATGAAACTCAGCTATCTTTGATTCTGGAAACTGTTTCCGTAATGCTGCTTTAATTTCTTGAACGTTAAATTTATAGGCACAGAACACAACTAAAGGCTTTTGTGTCTCTGCTATTTGCAAGAGCGCAGCTATTCTGTTGTTTTCAATAGCGTGAGCTGTGCCTTCGTCATCTGTCACAAACCCTGTAAGGATTTGGTGCAGCTTGACGATTTTGGTAAGAGCAATTGTAGATGTAACCAATTCTCCGTTTTTTAAAAGAGCAATACAGTCGTTTTTCATACTGTCGTATATGCGTTGCTGAGTTGGATGTAACTGAATAGCCTGTTTAACAAAGGTCTTTTCGGGTAAGTCAAGACAGTCTTTCTTCTCGATTCTTAGTGTAAATGGTTCAAGTAACTTGGTCAATCGTTCTAGGTTCTGGTATCCAATAATCTTACGAAACGCTCGGCTACCCATAGTCATTGTAGTTTCAATGGCAAATGCGTGTTTAAAGGCTGTGTAAGTATTGAAAGGTATTGCATCTTTACTTAGGAATCTGCACTGAGTAAACAAATCTAGTGGACTCTGTGTGATAGGTGTTCCGTTAAGAACCCACTTCCTGTCAACTTGATCCGCTAGCTTAAGCACCCGCTTTGTTTGCATTGCTTTGGGATTCTTAATGCACGTAGATTCGTCAATGATCATGTGCTTAAGACCAAAGCAATACTTTAAGAATGTGTTGACTGTATCAAAACCTGCGGCTGTCCTAAGTGCTTCGATGTTTATTAGTAGGATGCGAGAAGCATCTCTAGTCATAAAGAACCGTGAAAGCTCTTGCTTGGCTTTCTTACTCTTGATTGGACCTTTCCAGCAATACGTGACAACTGGATTTAAATCTGAGTTACCTAAGTGTTTGGGTATTTCATTGATGTCCCAGTTATGGTGCAAACCATTAGGAGCAATAACAATAGCTTCGAACAGGTCGGCAGAGTTTCTTAAGATGTCTAAGACAATCTTTGTTTTGCCTGTACCCATTTCACAGAACAGAGCACCGTATTCTTTTTCTGCAAATCTATTTACTGCGTCTTCTTGGTGCGCTAATGGTTTTGTTTTGTAGATCATTGGGGTAGTTGGTAAAACCGATTGGTTACTGGTGTGTGAATGTATAGGTTTGTTTTTGCACGAGTGGCTGCAACATAGTAAACACGATGCTCGTTGTCCATATCCTTTAACATACCTTTGTAGGTTGTCTCAGTCATATCTGGTAGGATGATTACATTGTCAGCTTCACGACCTTTGGTTGCGTGAATTGTACTTAGCTCAACATCGCCACTACGTTCTAGCTTACCTTCTGATTCTGCTTTTAGTAGGATTTCTTTTGTGATATCTGGAAGTTTAAATATTAAGTTCCATTTAGCAGTAGTCTTTAATCCAAAGTTGTCAACAAGTTGATCTTTGTCAAAGAGTTCTCCGTCTGGCATGGAGTCCAGCAACTTTTTACAACCTCTAGCAATTACACTGCCTGTTGGGAGGAAGTCGTGATACAGCTTTTTAATCTCAGAAGCTTTAAACTTATAACCCCGACGAAGCTGTTCCCACATAAGGATATGTTTGATTTGGCTTTGATTAAACAAAGAGTTTACACCGCTAGATACAAACAACTGTTTCTTACGCATTAACTCGTGTTCAAAGATTGATAGCATTGCTTTATTCCGACAAAGCAAAAACCAAGTCCCTTTGCTCATATCTATGTCATGCAAACTGTGAATATGCTGAACAGATCCTTCTTCTTTTCTACTGGTTACTTTGTATTTTTGTTTCTCAGTAATCTTTTTAGCAATTCTTTCTGCATACTTAAGGACTGGTTTTGGTAGTCGGTAGGATACATCAAGAACAACTCGGTTACCTTTGCGATTGATAAGCGAAGCTGGATCACCCCCAGCAAACTTAAAGATACTTTGTTTGTCGTCACCAGCAATGAACACTTCTTTAGCACCCTTACATAAGAAATCAACTACATCCCACTGAAGCGGAGATAAGTCTTGGGCTTCATCAATAAACACATAGTCAAAGTTTGGTGATATGTCTTGTTCAATGAATTGCTCAAGCTGATCAGTAAAGTCGTACTTGTTTTTAGTGATCTTAAATTCTTTGTAGAACTCACTGAAGGCTGTAAGTTGTTCCGCAGTTACACGAGCACCAATCTGTGCGTTAAGCACTTCTTCGGCAGACACCTTAAGGTTACGTACTAGGCTGTCGTAGTATAGGATTTTATCTCCAGCATTGCTGTTGTAAACTAAGCCATCTTTGTTTGAGTATGCAGAACCCCCAGAGATAGGATAGCCTGTAAGCTCACCTAGTAGCTTATAGTCTTGTCCGCTGAGCATCTGTTTACGCTGGATGCGTCGATAGCACAAAGCGTGTAGTGTACTGAATCCTTCAAAGTCTGATAAGTGATACTTTAAATTTTTAGCTAATGCTCGATCAATAGCTTCGTTTGCACCAGCTTTGGTAAAGGTAGTGAAACATATATTGCGAGGTTCTGTTTTCTCTAGGCAGTCTGTAAGTAAGTCCATCAGTGTTGTGGTCTTACCTGTGCCAGCACTGGCTACGAAGATTGTTTGATTTTTGTTAGTAGGCTGATTGTTCATTTAGGTCTGGAAGAGGAACGGATGGGTCGAGGTTTAGAGATTCTTCTCTAACTCGCCAACACCGAACGTTCATCTTTACTGGTTCTTTTATTTTGTGTGTTACTGCATCAGCTTTAAGAACTTGTTTTAGAGCTGAGAGTATTCTGTTGTCTGGTAATTCTTTAAATCTTTGTTGGCTCAAGTAATCTTTTAAGTCAACCATTCGGAAGTAAAAACATCCGTGTTGTTTGATTGGTCCCAATTTAATGTTGTTTGGGTTATCACTAGCACTAGCTGCAAACATTGCAACATACTCAACAAACTGACCAACTGGTGTCATTTCGAACGGGATGTCAATTTGTGTGCAGTTCTTTAGTAGTAGGTTTTGCTGATTGATCCAGTCTTCTTGTTTAATTGGTGGATACTTAAATAGCAGTTTCTCCATTACTTTCTGGTTAAACTGGTTGAAGTTGTCAAACTGTTCAGTAGTCAACTGAATCTCTTCGTTATCTAAAGCCAAGAACCACAAAGGTGGATCACTTTTTAGTTGCATAAGAGATCTGTTATTTGGTAAGAACTCTTCTTTACCAATACCGAATTTTCTTTGACCACAAAGACTAGCGTCGCAGTATTTACACAGAGGTTGATTGGAGCATTGATACTTGTAGTCTTTTTTAGAGTAGGAGCTAATGATTGCTTCTACTTCTCGGTCTTCTAGGGGTTCTGAGAACTTCCTATTATACTTCTGCAATAGCTGCTTCCATTCACTTGGCTGTGCTTTCTTTAAGTATACAGCGACATTTGATAGTGTGATGTTTCTGGACTCGCTGTGCTGCGCACGGTTCTGGAATATATAATTTAAACACGGTGGTCCTTCTGGTAGTTCTTCTGTTACTAGGTTTGGTACTTTTAATTCTGCGAAAGCGTCTTTTGTTAGTGCTTTGCTGTTAGCGTATTCAATGAACTCTTCTGGGTTAAGAGATACATTCTCTTCTGTTATCCCATACTGGAGTGTAGGGTTGCCGCTATACGGCATGTTTATCCAGTTACCGTATCTAGAGTTATCTTTTCTAGTTCCGATCTTTGGTTGCTTGGGGTATATCTCACAAGCACCGTGACCAAAGAAAGCAGAAAAAGATTTTAGTTTGTCGATTACAGAAGATGCAGATACATCTTCTGTGAAAAATAAGTAAACGTGAGCACCGCCAGATTTGGATCGGCACACAACGAATGGTAGTTTGTGTTCTTTTACTTTTGCTATTAGTTCTTCTAGTGTACTGGATTCTTGGTATACATCTACATCTAGGACTCCCCAACGAACTCTGTCTTCGTTAAATAGTGGAGTACATCCAATGATCTTAGTGCCTTTAAGGTGCTCTTCCCAAACGTTTGTTGTAAGGGGAGCTTTAACTAAAAACGACTTTGAATCTTGTTTGCCATCACGGTCACGAGTCTTACCAGTTAAGCTGGTTTGTCCGTGTACTTCTGGATTACAAATAAAAAGGTCGTTGAATTTAAAGGCTAAGTCTGCAATTGGTATCATATAATATAAGGTCAAAAAGCCCCTAGTCTTATTAAAAGACTAGGGGCATGAGGTTGACTACTAGTACGGTAGAGCATCCGCACTCAAGAGCTTAGGTCGCTCTTCAGTTTGGAGGAGGGGTGTATCTGATGCACTGTTGTATGTCTCGGAAGCAAGTGTGAGGATTCCTTCATCATCTTCAAAATCTAGAACACGGGGTTCTTCGAATGAGAAGTTGAAGTAGTCGTCGCCATTTTTACTTGTTTCCATAACCGAAGCAAGTTTCCAAGCTTGAGCGTAGAGCGGTGGTGCTACGTCCATTCCGTCGTAACGGAAGCGGTTGATGTCTGTCGTCAGCTTACGTGAGATACGTAGCTGAGATGATGTGAATGGAATGACTGCTTGTTCCCACGCACCGTTGAGCTTAAGAAGCACAAACCAGTATGTGGTGAACTTCAGCTCGTTTTCACCAAGCCATTCATCATATTGACGGTCACGACCTTTTTCGTAGTTTGCATGACTAACGATCGTGAGCGGGTGATTACCCTTGAAACCGCCGCCTTTGGAGCGAGGAACCCATTCTGTGTAGATGGATTGTGTGTAACAAGGGATGATTTCAGCAGGTTGTTCAATTAGTCCTTGCGTCTTAGCAAAGAATAAGTCTCCAGACTTTGAGCCTTCTACGTATTCGTCTTTTTGTGGTTTGAGTTGAGGACTCAAATCTTGGAGGATGCGGATGAACGGCAAGGAAGAACCTGAATCTAGATTCTCTGTGCCTTGACCTGCTACTGTTGTTATGTCGAACGCCATATTTCTTTTTTTCTTTATTTGGTTATTTTCGCTCGCTTACCTTGGTAGATACCAAAGGCTTCACGAGGTAAGGATTCTGCCAGCTCTGGGTTGTCCAGAGCATCACGACAGAAAGACTTGAGAGTTTGATTGTGAATACTGATTTTAACTTCAGCATCAATATCATGACTCTCTTTTAAATTTTGAATTACTTCTTGAGCCTTATCAACATCACCACGCTCTAGAGAGATTGTGATTTGATTTTTGATAATAGATTCGTTGTTTGTTTGTCGAAGCCAATCGAATGCTGTTACTGCATCTTTAATCTTAGCGTCAACAAACTCATCAATTCGGATTTTTGTTCCGTTGTCAAGTTGCATTAGCTTAAGACCAGAGCTTGCCATTAGGTCTGGGAGCAATTCTTCTGCTACTTGCTTACGCCGAGCTTTTAGATCACTTATGGTTACTTCTTCCGCAAGTATGCTTTGATCGAGATCATCCAGAACTCTACCCAAATCCGTAATTTCAGCCAAAGCTCCGTCGGAAACGTTGGCTGGTGTACACACCTCAATTTGTCCAAAAGGTATGATGTTTTCTTCTTCTTGTAGGAACTCATCTGTTGTATTGTTTTTTGTCATATGTTGTTAGTTGTTTAGCACCATGTTGGTCCGAGATCTATGTCTGCGATAACAGGTACTTTTAGTTGTATAGCATTTTCCATTATCAATTTCAAGTCTAAACTCTCTTGTTCTGAACTTACCATTGCATTAATTTCATCGTGAACTGGCAGTCTCATATCAAATCCTGCTTCGTATGCATCTACCATAGCCTTCTTTGCTTGGTCTGCTGCTGATCCTTGAATGAGTCTGTTTAGTCCTTTACTGGTAAAGGCTCGGTTAATTGCTTTGCCTTTAAACATTGCTTTTGCTTTGCCGTATCCTTTTACTGGTGTGTCTCCGTAGGAAGAAACCCAAGAATCAAATCGTGCTCTACGTCCTAGAATGGTTTTAATGTACCCTCTAGAGCTAGCCATATTCATCACGTTGTCGAATAGTACTTTCAAGAAAGGAGCTTCTGTATTGAACTGTTCCATAGTTTTCTTGCACTTTTCTTCGGAAATGCCTAGTGATGTAGCCATTTTCTTCATACCCATTCCGTAACTGATACCTAAGCATAACATCTTACATGTGTCATACGGCAGTCCTGTTGCTTTTTCAAAGAATGTGTAAAGCTTTTCTCCTCGTTCGAATGCTTCTTTTGCTTCTACAGCTCTAGCAAGCGGTCGTCCGAATTCACCAATGAGTGCATAGTGAACTTGGAGACGTGGTTCTTGGGAACTGTAATCTGCTTTACACCAGAGTGAGTCTGGTTCTGCAATGTATAATGCTCGGATGGCTTTACCAATATCACTTCGTTTTGGTACTTGCTGCATGTTTGGGTTGGCTGAAGATAGCCGCCCAGAACGAGTGCCACCAGAGTCCGATGCAGTTTGTTTGAAGTCTGCGTGGATTCGTCCCTTATAATTTTTGTGTAAGATAATGTCCTCAACGAAAACTTTTCTGAGTCTGTTAATGCTTCTTGCTTCATGGATTAATTTAATTTTTGGGTGATCACAAGATACTAAAAAGTCTTTAGTCACTGATGGGTTACCTTTTTCTGTTTTTGGTACTAAGATTCCACAGCTTTCTACGTATTTTGCTAGTTGTGGTGGTGACCAAATGTCTAGGTTTTTAAAGTTTTGCTTAAGTATAGCTTCTCTCTTTTTTAGCTCTTCATTTAATTGGTCTGCTTTGTCTACGTTTACTGGCACACCTTTCATTGACATGTGTACAAGGACTGGTGTCAGTTTACACTCAAGTTCCCAGACAGTCCATAAGCCTTGCTCCTGTAATACTGGGATTTGATATTGATACACGTCCCAAGTGTTTCTAGCATCCATCTCAGCATACTCACCTACGTGTCTAGCAGGTAGTTTCCACATCTCTGCTTTGGGGTCAATGTCGTATGCGTATGCTGCTTCTTTTAGTTTCTCTTCGAACTTAGTTCGCTTTAGGTATTTCTTAGATAGATTGTTTAAGCTGTAAGAGAACTGTTCTTCGTCAATGAGTGCTTCTGCAATTTGTACGTCACGGATTGGGCAAGAGACGGAAATCCCCAGCGTCTCAAGCCATCCGAGGTCGTAAGCAGCGTTTGCAAACAAGATCTCGCTGCTGTTTTTTACTAGATTACTTACATAGCTTAGTACTATTCTTTTATCTATGTTGTCTCCACCTAAGTGGTCAAAAGGTAGGTATATTTCTTGGTGTTCATCTGCAATTGCAATGCCGACAACCTTTCCATCATTTCGTTTATATCCTGGTCCATGTTGTTTGAGGTTTGGGTCGCAGGTCTCTAAGTCAATTGCTATTACTTTTTCAAAGCTTGGTAGTTGAGATGGCGGTCGCCAACTTGATTGAGGTACAAATAATGGGTGTTGCATATAGTTAATTAAATATTGAGCTTACTTTATTCCAGTAAGCTTTTGTTGATTTCTTTTTGTAACCATTCGGACCACCGTTATGAATTCTTGCGATGTCTTCTGCTGTGGCTATTCTGCCTAGACGCTTGGGAGTTGCGTAACGATCCATATAAGCTTCAAAGATTTTGATAGCTGTTTTGCGGTCAAATGCGTCTTCATGCACCCAATCTTCATTGGCATACTCAGCGGCGTCTGCAACGTATTCTGCGTGAAGCTGGAGGCATCCGTAGGCTTTTCCGTTGTCACCTACAGCTGAGTCGTCGCCATTGGATTCAATTAAGATTAAAACAAGGATTAGTGTTGTGTATGTCATATTGTTCATAATGGGTGCGTCCTAATCGATGAGTGAGGAAATTAGTTTTAAGGCTATTAAAATAGCCAAGAAGATGTATATGTTAATGAAGGTAAAGATTGTTTTCATGTTAGTATCCCCTACTGGGCTATTGGAGAGAGGCGCGGTAGTATAATGCATTCAATCAAGAATGCCAGTGCTAGCATAGGCAGTAAGAACAATACTGCAAAAGCAAGTAAAGCGGCAATCATACCCATAGTTTCATTTGGTTCATTCATAATGTGTGCGCCCTATTGGGTTTTATGTCTTGGTACTTTTGTATTTGCGTCATCCATCTTCATTGCTAACTCCAGCACCATGCGTTCACTCCAGCCAGCGAAGGGTCCTCGCATAAATACTTGGGTGAGGTCATCAATGTCATACCCCTTGTATTTTTCGAGGGTAAGCTCAATCCAGTAGTCAGTGGCTAGTTGCCACTCATCTTGTTGCTCTTCGTATCTGTTCATAATGTGTGCGCCCTACTGGGCTGTTGAACTTGCCATTGAACGGTGATCTCGTCCCTCGACACGTTAATTAGTGGTTCTCCAAAGAAGATTCAAGATCGGGCAACTCGATGGCATCGCCACCTAAATCGATAATAGATTGGTTTACTCCTTTGTGGTGCGCTCGCATACATGCCATCGCTATCTTGTCGCCGTGTTCTGCGAATGCCATGTGAGCTTGCCAGATTCCGTTTCGCACACTCTCGAAACTGGATAACAGCTTTTT